TCCGTAAGGACAGATGCAGCAAGTGCATGCGCGGGTGTGAGATGCGCGGCATGGCGGTTAATTTTGGCGGTTTCCTTTCCATCAATAAACTTTCGCAGTAAATCCTGTTTTATGACACAGACTGAATCAGCGATTCTGGCGCATGCCCGGCGGTGTGCGCCAGCGGAGTCGTGCGGCTTCGTGGTGAGAACGCCGGAGGGGGAGCGGTATATCCCTTGTGTGAATATCTCTGCAGAGCCGGAGGCGTATTTTCGTATTGCACCGGAAGACTGGCTGCGGGCAGAGATGCAGGGGGAGATTGTGGCACTGGTCCACAGTCATCCCGGTGGTCTGCCCTGGCTGAGCGAGGCCGACCGGCGGCTGCAGATAAAAAAGTGCACTGTCCTGGTGGCTGGTCTGCCGGGGGGAAATTCATAAATTCCGCTGTGTGCCACATCTGACAGGACGGCTCTTTGAGCACGGGGTGACGGACTGTTACACGCTGTTCCGGGATGCCTACCATCTGGCGGGAATTGATATGCCGGATTTTGAGCGTGAGGATGACTGGTGGCGCAATGGTCAGAACCTGTACCTGGACAATATGGAGGCGACTGGTTTTTACAGGATTTCCCTGCCTTCCGCACAGCCTGGCGATATCCTGCTGTGCTGCTTTGGCGCATCGGTGGCCAATCATGCCGCCATATACTGCGGCAACGGTGAACTGCTTCACCATCTGCCTGAACAACTGAGTAAACGGGAGAGGTATTCCGAAAAATGGCAACGACGAACGCATTCAGCCTGGCGTCACCGCCACTGGCACGTATCTGCCTTCACGGGGATTTACAACGATTTGGCCGCCGCCTCAGCCTGTATGTGAACACGGCAGCGGAAGCCATCCGTGCCCTGTCGATGCAGATGCCGGGATTCCGCCGTCAGATGAACGAAGGCTGGTACCAGATACGTATTGCCGGTGATGACACGGCACCGGAGGCGGTGTACGCCCGTCTTCACGAACAGCTGGGTGAGGGAACGGTCATCCATATTGTGCCGCGACTGGCCGGGGCCGGAAAGGGTGGACTGCAGATTGTGCTGGGGGCGGCAGCCATCGTGGGCTCTTTCTTCACTGCCGGGGCATCAATGGCGTTATGGGGTTCAGCCCTGGCAGCCGGTGGTTTTTCTGCCACCACGATGCTGTTTTCACTTGGAGCCAGCATGATTCTGGGCGGTGTGGCCCAGATGCTGGCCCCGAAGGCAAAAACACCGGATTACCGCGCAACGGATAACGGCAGACAGAACACGTACTTTTCCTCGCTGGATAACATGATTGCCCAGGGGAACCCGATGCCGGTGCCTTACGGGGAAATGCTGGTTGGCTCCCGCCGTATATCCCAGGACATCAGCACCCGTGATGAAGGCGGGGGCGGAACGGTCGTGGTTGTCGGGCGACAGGGATAAAACATAAAAAAATCCCGCAGTGATCGCGGAGCTGCGGGGACAGACAAATGAAGATCAATGTTAAGGAGTTGTTTTTGTTACTCGGGCAAAAAAACACTAACGCAGCGAAATTATAAGCGCCACAGTCAGTGTGTGAAAATGTGAAGATATTCAGAATTTTTATGCCATTACCGGTTTTAACCAACAGGATTATCGGTGGGCATGAAAGAAAACCCCGGTATCTGCTGATACCGGGGTTTTCTTTAGCATGGCAGAAATGTGTTTCATGCTTTTCGGGCGAAGGATATCCGACTTCTGTACGGAATGGCAAGTGGCGGTTAATTTATTCAGGGGAAGGCTGTATGGGAAAAGGTGGCGGTAAGGCACACACGCCTCGTGAGGCGAAGGATAATCTCAAATCCACGCAGATGATGAGTGTGATTGATGCGATTGGTGAGGGACCGATAGAAGGTCCGGTGAAGGGACTGCAGAGTATTCTGGTGAACAAAACCCCACTGACGGACACGGACGGCAATCCCGTGATACACGGTGTGACCGCGGTCTGGCGTGCCGGGGAGCAGGAGCAGACACCACCGGAAGGCTTTGAGTCCTCCGGAGCTGAAACCGGACTGGGCGTGGAAGTGACGAAGGCAAAACCGGTGACGCGCACCATTACGTCCGCGAACATTGACCGCCTGCGGGTCACCTTCGGGGTGCAGTCACTGTTGGAGACCACCTCAAAGGGCGACCGTAATCACTCTTCTGTCCGACTGCTGATTCAGTTGCAGCGTAACGGTAACTGGGTGACGGAAAAGGATGTCACCATTAACGGCAAGACCACCTCACAGTTCCTCGCTTCGGTGATTCTGGATAATCTGCCTCCCCGTCCCTTTAACATCCGGATGGTCCGGGAGACGGCGGACAGCACCACGGACCAGCTGCAGAACAGACGCTCTGGTCGTCATACACCGAAATCATCGATGTGAAACAGTGCTACCCGAACACGGCGATTGTGGGGCTGCAGGTGGATGCGGAGCAGTTTGGCGGTCAGCAGATGACGGTGAACTACCATATCCGCGGTCGCATCATCCAGGTACCGTCAAACTATGACCCGGAAAAACGCACGTACAGCGGCATCTGGGACGGCAGCCTGAAACCGGCATACAGCAACAACCCGGCCTGGTGCCTGTGGGACATGCTGACTCACCCGCGCTACGGCATGGGAAAACGCCTGGGGGCGGCGGATGTGGACAAGTGGGCGCTGTATGCCATTGCGCAGTACTGCGACCAGATGGTCCCTGATGGTTTCGGGGGCACAGAGCCGCGGATGACCTTTAATGCGTACCTGTCACAACAGCGTAAGGCGTGGGACGTTCTCAGTGATTTCTGCTCGGCGATGCGCTGTATGCCGGTATGGAACGGCCAGACGCTGACGTTCGTTCAGGACAGCCCGTCGGATGTGGTGTGGCCGTACACCAACAGTGATGTGGTGGTGGATGATAACGGCGTGGGGTTTCGCTACAGCTTCAGCGCCCTGAAGGACCGCCACACGGCGGTGGAGGTGAATTACACCGACCCGCAGAACGGCTGGCAGACCTCCACGGAACTGGTGGAAGACCCGGAAGCCATACTGCGCTACGGGCGCAACCTGCTGAAGATGGATGCGTTCGGCTGCACCAGTCGCGGTCAGGCCCACCGTGCCGGGCTGTGGGTGATAAAGACCGGACTGCTGGAAACGCAGACGGTGGATTTCACGCTTGGGTCACAGGGGCTGCGTCACACACCCGGTGACATTATTGAAATCTGTGATAACGACTATGCCGGGACCATGACCGGCGGACGTGTCCTGTCCATCGATGCCGCCAGCCGCACCCTGACACTGGACCGTGAGGTGACACTGCCGGAGACCGGTGCCGCCACGGTGAACCTGATTAACGGCAGCGGTAAGCCGGTGAGTGTGGACATCACCGCACACCCCGCGCCGGACCGGATACAGGTCAGTACCCTGCCTGATGGCGTGGAGACATACGGTGTGTGGGGGCTCTCCCTGCCGTCACTGCGTCGTCGCCTGTTCCGCTGTGTCTCCATCCGGGAAAACACGGACGGCACCTTTGCCATCACGGCAGTGCAGCACGTACCGGAAAAAGAAGCCATCGTGGATAACGGTGCCCGCTTTGAGCCGCAGTCAGGCACCCTGAACAGCGTCATCCCTCCGGCAGTGCAGCACCTGACGGTGGAGGTGAGCGCAGCTGACGGCCAGTATCTGGCGCAGGCTAAATGGGACACGCCGCGGGTGGTGAAGGGCGTGCGCTTCAGTCTGCGCCTGACCAGCGGAAGCGGAGAAGGCAGCCGTCTGGTGACCACCGCCATCACTGCGGATACAGAGCATCGTTCCAGTGGTCTGCCGCCGGGGGAATACACCCTGACGGTCAGGGCGATTAACAGTTATGGCCAGCAGGGGGAACCGGCCACCACCACGTTCAGGATTAATGCACCTGCGGTACCCGCCACGATTGAGCTGACACCGGGCTATTTTCAGATAACAGCGGTCCCGCGTCTTGCGGTGTATGACCCGACGGTACAGTTTGAGTTCTGGTTTTCGGAGACAAAAATCGCAGATACATCTCAGGTGGAAACCTCTGCCCGTTATCTGGGGACCGGCAGTCAGTGGAGTGTATCCGGCCCGCACATTAAGCCCGGGAAGGATTTCTGGTTTTACGTGCGCAGCGTCAACCTGGTGGGGAAATCTGCTTTTGTGGAAGCCAGTGGCCGGGCCAGCAATGATGCAGAAGGGTATCTGGGGCTGTTTCGGGAAAAAATAGGAAAACTGCATCTGGCTCAGGGGCTGTGGGAGCTGATAGACAACAGCCAGCTTGCGGATGAGATGGCGGAGATGAAGACCTCCATCACCGAAACCCGCAATGAAATCACACAGACGGTCAGTAAAACGCTGGAGGACCAGAGCGCCATCATACAGCAGATACAGCGCGTGCAGAAGGACACAAATGATGACCTTGCTGCACTTTACATGCTGAAGGTACAGAAAACAAAAAATGGCATACCCTATGTTGCCGGTATTGGAGCGGGGATTGAGGATACTGATGGCCAGCCCCTGAGCAACATACTGCTGCTGGCTGACCGTATTGCGATGATTAACCCGGAGGACGGCAACACCACGCCGTTATTTGTGGCGCAGGGGAATCAGTTGTTCATGAACGATGTGTTCCTGAAACGACTGTTTGCGGTGAGTATCACGTCATCCGCCAATCCCCCGACGTTTTCCCTGACGCCGGAGGGCAGGCTGACCGCAAGAAATGCTGATATCAGCGGTAACGTGAATGCGAATTCCGGGACGCTCAACAACGTCACGATTAACGAGAACTGTCGGGTTCTGGGAAAACTGTCCGCGAACCAGATTGAAGGCGATCTCGTTAAAACAGTGGGCAAAGCTTTCCCCCGGGATTCCCGTGCACCGGAGCGGTGGCCATCAGGGACCATTACCGTCAGGGTTTATGACGATCAGCCGTTTGACCGGCAGATTGTTATTCCGGCGGTGGCATTCAGCGGCGCTAAACATGAGAGAGAGCATACTGATATTTACTCCTCATGCCGTCTGATAGTGCGGAAAAACGGTGCTGAAATTTATAACCGTACCGCGCTGGATAATACGCTGATTTACAGTGGCGTTATTGATATGCCTGCCGGTCACGGTCACATGACGCTGGAGTTTTCGGTGTCAGCATGGCTGGTGAATAACTGGTATCCCACAGCAAGTATCAGCGATTTGCTGGTTGTGGTGATGAAGAAAGCCACCGCAGGCATCAGTATCAGCTGAATTTTATAACCCATATACGGGCGCCAGAAATGGCGCCTTTTTTATTGCAGAAAAGCGAGAGGTAATTATGCGTAAACTTTATGCCGCCATTTTGTCCGCAGCCATTTGTCTGGCCGTATCCGGTGCGCCTGCATGGGCGTCTGAACATCAGTCAACGCTGAGCGCGGGGTATCTTCATGTCTCGACGAACGTTCCTGGCAGCGATGAACTGAACGGGATTAACGTGAAATACCGTTATGAGTTTACGGACACACTGGGGATGGTGACGTCGTTCAGCTATGCAGGAGACAAGAATCGCCAGCTGACCCGTTACAGCGATACCCGCTGGCATGAAGATTCCGTTCGTAACCGCTGGTTCAGCGTAATGGCGGGGCCGTCTGTGCGCGTGAATGAATGGTTCAGCGCGTATGCGATGGCGGGTGTGGCTTACAGCCGTGTGTCGACTTTCTCCGGGGATTATCTCCGCGTAACTGACAACAAGGGGAAAACGCACGATGTGCTGACCGGAAGTGATGACGGTCGCCACAGCAACACGTCTCTGGCGTGGGGAGCTGGCGTGCAGTTTAACCCGATCGAATCCGTGGCCATTGATATTGCTTATGAAGGCTCCGGCAGTGGCGACTGGCGCACTGACGGCTTCATCGTGGGTGTCGGCTATAAATTCTGATTAGCCAGGTAACACAGTGTTATGACAGCCCGCCGGTTCAGGCGGGCTTTTTTGTGGGGTGAATATGGCAGTAAAGATTTCAGGTGTACTGAAAGACGGCACAGGAAAACCGGTAGAGAACTGCACCATTCAACTGAAAGCCAGACGTAACAGCGCCACGGTGGTGGTGAACACGGTGGCCTCTGAAAATCCGGATGAAGCCGGTCGTTACAGCATGGACGTTGAGTACGGTCAGTACAGCGTTATTCTGTTGGTGGAAGGGTTCCCGCCGTCACATGCCGGGACCATCACCGTGTATGAAGATTCTCAACCGGGGACGCTGAATGATTTTCTCGGTGCCATGTCGGAGGATGACGTCCGGCCGGAGGCACTGCGTCGTTTTGAACTGATGGTGGAAGAAGCGGCGCGTCACGCTGAGGAGGCGAAGAAGAATGCCGGAGAGGCGGAGACGTCCGCGAGGAATGCCGGCATATCAGCCAGTCAGGCAGAAGAGAGCGCGGCAAATGCTGACACTTCAGCAGGGGATGCATCGGAGTCAGCCCGGCAGGCGGCAGAAAGTGCAGCCGCTGCAAAGCAGTCAGAGGAGGCGTCCTCGTCCTCGGCTTCTGCGGCCGCTCAAAAAGCCAGTGAGTCATCACAAAGTGCAGCAGAAGCTGAATTGTCAAGAAAGACGGCAGAAAGTGCAGCCGGTAATGCAGCCAGGGATGCAACGACCGCAACAGAAAAAGCCCGGGAGTCAGCAGAAAGCGCACAGTCAGCGGAACAAAGCAGGATAGCGGCGGAAGAAGCCGTAAACCGAATCCCCACCGTGGTGGGACCTCCCGGGCCAAAGGGGGAACCGGGTCCCGCGGGTCCTCAGGGGCCGAAGGGAGATAAAGGAGAGCGTGGCGACACCGGCCCGGCAGGGGCAACCGGCGAACGGGGACCGGCAGGTGATGCTGGTCCGGCAGGCCCGCAGGGGCCGAAAGGTGACAGGGGAGAGCGGGGATAGACCGGTCTGACGGGAAATGCAGGTCCACAGGGTCCAAAGGGAGACACCGGGGCAGCAGGCCCGGCAGGCCCACAGGGACCGAAAGGAGAAACAGGTGCGGCTGGCCCGGTGGGGGCAACCGGACCTCAGGGACCGAAGGGCGACCCGGGGGAGACACAAATCCGTTTTCGTCTGGGGCCGGCGAGCATTATTGAGACAAACAGCCATGGCTGGTTCCCGGGTACAGATGGCGCGCTCATCACCGGACTGACCTTTCTTGACCCCAAAGATGCCACACGGGTTCAGGGGCTGTTTCAGCATTTGCAGGTCAGGTTTGGTGACGGGCCGTGGCAGGATGTTAAGGGGCTGGATGAAGTGGGCAGTGATACAGGCAGAACAGGAGAATGACATGAATATACTAAAAAAACTTATGCAGCGTCTGTGTGGTTGCGGAAAGCATGATGGCCGTGAACACGGGCAGTCGCTTACAGCACAACTGCGACTGGGGCCGGCAGACATCCTGGAGTCCGATGAGAATGGTATTATTCCGGAGCAGGACAGGGTAATCACGCAGGTGGTGATACTGGATGCAGATAAAAAGCAGATACAGTGTGTGGTAAGACCGCTGCAAATTCTGCGTGCTGACGGGAGGTGGGAAAATATTGGCGGAATGAAATAGCCGACAGCTTCACAAAACCGGAGTCCGGCTCCGGTTTTTTGTTGGTTAGATGTAATCTGACAGATACCTGTATAAATAACCGGTAACTGTCAGGTCAGAGCTAATATAGGTAATTATATTATAA